GTCAAGTCGCAGACCGAAGGTGACAACGGCGCTGGTGGATATACGGTTCCTGAAATCGTTTCGTCCAGCCTGATCTGGCTCCGCAACGAGTACGGAATCGCACGTCGCTATAGCCGCATCTATCCGATGACGTCTGACATCCTCAATGTGCCGAATGCATCGACCAGCACCACGACTTATTATCCTGGTGAAGCGACAGCAATCACGGCATCGGACATCACCTTCACACAGGTCGCACTGACCGCGAAGAAACTCGCGATCTTGACCATTGTCTCCAAAGAGTTGAACGAAGACACCGTCATTGACTTTGGTGCAACACTGGCGCAGGACTTCGCGTACGGCTTGGCTTTGGCTGAGGATGCAGCTGCATTCCAGGGCGATGGCACATCGACGTATGGTTCCATCACCGGAATCATGCCACGAATCAAGGCACTGTCTGGGACATTTACTTCCATCGCATCGATGGTCGTTGGACCAGTCGGTACAGCTGCTGCACTCTCGAGCTTCACGCTCGCGAACTTCCAGAGCATGGTCGGCAAGCTTCAGCCATATGCAACGCAACCACGATGGTACATGCATAAAAACGTGTTCTATCAAGGCGTAGCAGATAAGCTGATTGCACTCTCTGGAAACTCGATCATGGACATTCAGAATGCCTATGGTCCTGAACCAACACTGTTCGGTATCCCGATCAGTTTCGTGCAGAACATGCCAAGCGCACCAGCTGCAAACCGCGACATGGTCGTCCTCGGAGATCTCTCCAAGGGTGTCGCCTTCGGCGATCGTCGTGGCGTATCGGTCGAGGTCTCTGACCAGGTCAAGTTCATCGAGGATGCGCTTACCTTCAAGGCAACCGAGCGCTATGCGTTCAACTGCTTCGATGTCGGAAACGTCACCGCGACAGCGGCCGATCAGGTTCCTGGTTCCATCATCGTTCTTCAGTGTGCTGCCAGCTAGTCTGTAGCACCTTCGCAGTCAAGGGGAGCGGGTTATCCCGTTCCCTTTTTGTTTTTAGGATGTAAACCATGCCACTCACTCGGACAGAAGCACTCGACCGTCTCGCTTGGATGGTCGCATCCGATCAATACCCGTTCTTGGATTCGACTGCACTACAGCAGCTCGTGGACGATCACGCTCGCTGGGCTGTCTGGTCTGCATCCACAGCCTTCGTGGTTGGCGACATCATCATCCCGACTGTCGCGAATGGCAGACTCTACCAGTGCGTCATCGCAGGGACATCGAGCGCCACTGAGCCTCAGTTCCCGCAGTGGACCAATACAACTGGCTACAGCGTCAATGACGGATCAGGTGACCTCTTGTGGCAGGACATCGGTCCTGCGAACATTGAGCGTTATGACATCCGCACAGCTGCGCGACAGGGCTGGATTCGCAAAGCATCGAGCATCACGCACCTCATCGATGTCAAGGATGGTCAGGTCGATGCTAAGATGGCCGTGCTCCGCGAGCATTGTCTCGACCAGGCGAAGCGCTTCAGCCCGATGGTGTTCGTATGATCCCGGCAGCTTACAGCACAGCGCTCAAGAACGCGATTCTAGCATACTCCTACGCTGACCGTGTCGCGATCTGGCGAACAGTTAATCAAGCGGATGGCATCGGTGGCGTATCCCAGCACTGGATACAGGTCGCTGAGATCCGTGGCACGATTAGCAACACAGGCGATACCGAAGGCATCGTCGGTGGCATGATCGAGCAGTCCGGTACATGGACGCTGACATGCTCACCAGACATCGAGGTCAAGGCCGATGACAGGATATACACATCTGGAAATCCACAGGCGCTATCGCCATACTATGAGTGCATCGGCAGTGACTACGGTCACACGAACGCAGTCAGTCAGACCATCGGACTTCGCGCCAGGACAAACGGGTAACTGTATCCACTGCGTGGTGCAAGCTTCGACTCCATCGCACCATGATAAAGGTGAAGTCATTGGTGGAGTAGTCTATGAGTCCAGAGATGTGGGTGCAGATCGGTATCCAAGCTTTTATCACGACGGTGAGTATCGGTGCCGCTTGGGTCGCACTACAGGTCAGGCTGACGCGACTGGAGACTCAGGTGGCACACATCATCTCGACGCTCGATGGGCAACAGCAAGAAGTGCGCCGCATTGAGCAGCGACTCGGTAAACTCGAAAACAAGGTTTCCGCTTTGGAGGCGATCATACAAAGATGAACAGCATTTCAATCAAACGTTTAGTGGTCGTTGTGATCGTGGCTTTTACAGCTGCTTTTACCTCGGTCTTTGGCGATGGGGTCAGAACATCCGAAGCACACGACATCTCTGAACTGGGCGCAGTGCTGGCACTGTACGGCTCCAAGGCGGTAGCGGCTGGCGTCTCCGCTGCGGTGTCTAGTGTGCTGGCGTTCCTTACGATGCCGTTCAAGGGTGTTGAGGCGAACAGCCTAAAGGTGGGTAAATGAATTTTCAAAACTACCGCTTAGAACCTAATCCTAACAGCCCCGGCGATTGGATTGTCTTTGGTGATATCTACGATAACGAGGGCAACCTACTTGGCACGTTTGGTGAAAATGGGACGAGCGTGTTCGGTTGGTGGGTGTTGCAGGATGCAACTTTTCAACAGAACTACAGCACTCAGTTTTCGTTGATTATGGCTCAGGAAATCGTAGCGGGGACGGCTGAATAATGGCTACATACTACGTCCGAGTTGACGGTAATGATTCAAATACCGGTACAGGTCAGGCAACAAATCAAGCGTGGGCAACCATACAAAAAGCGTTGAGTGCGACAGGCATATCATCCGGTGATGTAGTTTATATTGCTCCCGGTCGATATACGGAATTTGTCACCGTTGCCATTGCAAACCCAACAGCATTAACGCGTATTGTCGGTGACCCTACCTCTTCACAATTTACTGGTGTAAGTGCTGGTGAAGTCTTATGGTCGGCTTTAAACTCTTCAGGTACTAAAATTCTTAGTAATTTGCTTATTTACACAAGCAAAAACTTTTTATCTTTTGAGAACTTTCATTTTGAATCATCGCCACAAAGCGGGCAACAGTCAAGTATCAGGGCGTTGACTAGTTCAAATAGCAGATTTTTAAGATGTCAGTTTACATTTGTGCAATCATCAAATAACAACCCATTGACAATAACCAGTAATACAGGAAATGCTTTAAATCTTACGATTGACTCATGTACATTTTTTGGTTCAGATGCTGGTGCTGCATCATTACAAATAACCGGCCAGGGTGTTTCTGACACATCTTTAATTAAAGACTCTTTATTTATTGGATTCCCAAGTAACTGTATATCTACAAGTAACTTGCAGTGTTCATTTGTAAACAATACATTTTTTAGTATTACTGCATCTGCAATTTATCAAGCAAGTGGGTCGGTAAGTTTTCTGTCATCGTTCACCAATAATCTTTTTATAAACTGTGGTTTTGGAATATATTTGCAACAAAGCGGCATAGGTACTGAAGATTACAATAGGTTTGTAGGTGGCGGTACTAGTAGGACAAACTTTACTACTTTGGGAGCAAATAGTACAACTACAGGTGCATACGGACTATATGGCACTTATCACCTACAACAGGGTTTGATATATGGTCAGATGTTCTCAACGATTTTAGGGTCTGTAAACACATCGTTCGGTACTGCAACGGGTGCGCCTACATCTGATATCTACGGCATAAACTGGACAGGCACTAGCCCTGATGCAGGGTCAGCAACCTACAGGAATTTATCAGGTTTAGGTTCATACAACCCAACCGAGCGCAACGCCTCTACCATAACAATCGCTCCCGCCAGCACATCACAAAGCATCGAACTCTACCTCGGTGCTACAGGTCTAACAGCATCCACAAGCGGTCTGTCAGCCCGATACAACCGCACAAGGACTGCAAGCGTATCTATCCCTCTAGTCGCTCGTACAATCGCTCAGGCGTGGACTTCTGGTGGCTTTGCGGAGGTAGACGCTACCAACATGCCGGGGGTCTATCGCCTCGACATCCCTGATGCTGCTTTGGCGGCTGGTGCTGACGATGTCACTATCGTGGTCAGAGGTGCGTCTGGTACTAACGGTGCGGTAATGACGGTCAAACTGAGCAGTGGTGGCTTGACGGAAGCGCAGACGGCAGGGGCTGTCTGGAACGCTCTCAGTGCCTCCTACACAGCGGCTGGCAGTATGGGTGCTAGAGTCCTACAAACGACCGTTGATAACCGACCCGCCGAAGTTGGCGCAAGTAACCATATACATGCTAACGTCCACGCCATTGTTGATAACACTTCGGCTGCCACGGAGCTTAGAGGTGCTTTGCTTCACAACGGTACAGACTACATCTCCGCAGATCTGTTGACGCCAGTATCAGCTGCGACCAGCGTACACATCGGACCGTATCAACTCCTAGCTGATGGCTTAGGTGCTGATCAGCCGCTTGATGTCAATGTCGGCACCGCCACGAGCATCGATGTTCAGGTCACTGACGCGAATGGCACAGGCATCGACATCACTGGCGCGACCGTCACAGCGAAGGTCTACAGCTCGGCGGGGACACTCGTGGCCACCTACAGTGGAACAGCCACGTATGCGGACAATGGGCGGTTATCATTCGGCTTGACGACTACGGTCACGAACACATCTGGCACGTACACTGTGACTGTGACCAGGACAACCGGAGCGACCGACACGCAGATCTTTGGACCACTTCGACTTTATGTGAGGCCAGTATGAGTGTGAACATCATCAACATCACCGAAGACCCGGAACAGGTTGTGCAGCTCGCAGCCTGGACGGGTGACTGGCACACGTACGTGGTGCGATTGGTGGATTCAAACGGCTCACCGATTGACATCACGACAGGCTCTCTCGCGGCGACATACACGACAGCCGCCACAGGCGTCGCGTATTCGTTCGGTGGAGGAAGTGCCACGCTCACGAAGTCTCTGTCCTCACAGGGCATTGTGACGGTTCTGAACCCGGCTGCATATCCAACAGCAGCTGTCGTGCGTCTGACAATCTCGCTCACAGTCTCGACTACCGTGCGACGCTTCGGCCCATTACTCATCGAGGTGCTGGCACCGTGACCGTCAAGGTCGACCTGTCCGGCTTCGATGACGCGGAGAAGCGTTTTCGCATGCTGGCTGTATTTTTGCAAAAGGCAGTGAGTGCTGCTTTTACCGGCATGATTGCACTGATGACTGGACCGAAGTCAGGACGAAGATACAAGCTCCCAGGAACGCAGACAATTTATCAAGCATCTGCGCCAGGAGAAGCACCAGCAGTTCGCACGACATTCCTTCGGACATCCATTACCATTGGCAAAGTCAACGACTACGAATACATCATCAGTATCGCAGCGCCTTATGGCAAGATCTTGGAGTTTCAGAAGAATCGTCCGTTCGCGATACCAGCATCCACGAAGGCATGGACCGTGTTTCAAGGTGTAGTGAGGAAGTACTTCAATGGTTGAATCCTTAGTCGTTGACGAGTGGATCTACGACACGCTCACAGCTGATGCAACGCTTCAGGGACTGCTGGCGGTAGACAACCGATCGCCTTCGTACCAGCAGGGCATATACCTGTATCTGGCTCCTGAGAAGGATCCGATCAGCCTCCGACAGCCACAGGTTCCCTACATCGTCGTACGTCACACTGACAATGGCCAGGACGATACCACGGCCATGTGTGGCGGTCGAATCCTCACGAGTTCCGTGCACCAGGTGTGGTGCTGGGACACGCAGTCTGGTGCTGTCTCGATGGCGCGTATCAAGGGCATCGTCGACCGAATCGATACACTACTAAACCGACAGACAGTAAACACGACGACTCCTGTATTCTTTTTGAATCGTGCATCGGTATCATCATCGGTCGACGTGTCGCAGGATGGTCGCGTCGATAATGGCATCGCTCAGATTTACGTTGCCACAATAACACCAGAGGTATAACTATGGCCCGTCCGCTTCTCGCTAAAGAT